TCTTAAGAAACTTCCATCTGATGTTATCTGGACTTCATCATCTATCAAAGCAGCAAAAGCAGGATTTACTAACTAAAACCATGAAACTCATCAGAGAAGAAATCGAACAGGTCGAATTTATCGTTGAAAATAAGAACGGTAAAAAATCACTTTTCATCGAAGGTGTTTTTCTTCAAGGAAACATCAAGAACCGCAATGGTCGTATGTATCCTATGGAGACTCTTCGCAAAGAAGTTGCCCGTTATAATGAGAACCATGTTGCTCAAGGTAGAGCACTTGGAGAACTCGGACATCCAGATGGTCCTACCGTAAATTTGGACAGAGTTTCTCACAAGATTGTTTCTCTTAGAGAGAGTGGTTCAAACTTTATCGGAAAAGCAAAGATTCTTTCTACTCCTATGGGTAAGATTGCAGAATCTCTCATTTCTGAAGGAGTAAAACTTGGTGTTTCTTCTCGTGGAATTGGTTCCCTCAAATTGACAAGAGAGGGAATTAATGTTGTCGGTGAAGATTTTATGTTAGCAACTGCTGCCGATATCGTTGCAGATCCTTCCGCTCCTGATGCTTTCGTTGAGGGCATCATGGAAGGAAAAGAATGGGTATGGGATGGTGGCATTCTGCGTGAAAAATACGCAGAAAAAACCTACAAGACTATCAATACTCTTGTAGATCAAAAGAGATTGGATGAGAATAAGTTAAACTTATTCAACGACTTTCTCGCAAATCTTTAATTTATAAATAAATATAGTTTAAAACTAAGGTTAAACGGAGAGTTCAAATGTCTCGTGGAGATTTACAAGAAATGGAAGTAGGCACTAAGCAATCCAAAACCGCCGTTAATGCTGGTGCAAAGGCGGCAGAAGGAATGCCTAAACTGAAAGATCCAGGTACTCAACTTGGTTCTGTAGAAGATCTTGGTGGACCAACACCAGAGAACTACAGATCTGATGATGATTCAGCAAAGCTGAAGACTCCTGGTGCTACCCTTAAGCAGGTAAAAGATGTTGTCAATAAAGGGGCAAAATCTGCCGATGCTATGAAAGCAGTTAAGGAAGAAGAAGTACTTGAAGATGAAGAAGTTCTTGCCGAAGCTGAAGAGACTGAAGAAGAAGTAGTAGAAGAAGAGACTCAAGAGTATGACATCGAAGAAGATGTAAATGCTCTTCTTGGTGGTGAAGAACTCTCCGAAGAGTTTAAAGAAAAGGCAAAAACTATTTTTGAAGCTGCCCTGACCTCTAAGGTTGTAGAAATCAAAGAAACACTCGAAGTACAATACGAGGAAAAACTCGTAGAGCAAGTAGAGGAAATTAAAGAAGAACTTGCACAAAGAGTAGATTCTTATCTTGAATATGTTGCCGAAGAATGGTTCACCGAAAATGAACTGGCAGTTGAGCAAGGTCTTAAGACCGAAATGACAGAATCATTCCTTGAAGGAATGAAGAGTCTTTTTGAAGCACATTATGTATCAATCCCTGAAGATAAATATGATGTTCTTGAGAGCATGGTAGAAAAACTTGATGACATGGAGACAAAACTCAACGAGCAGATTGAGAAGAATATCCACCTTAACCAAAGACTCGCAGAGTCGGTTGCTGACGGAATCTTCGATCAGATTTCTGAGGGCCTTGCTGCTACTCAGAGAGAGAAGCTCGCTTCACTTGCCGAAAGTGTTGAGTTTGAAAGTGAAGAAGAATATCGTGAGAAACTGGAGATGTTGAGAGAATCATATTTCTCATCAAACAAAACTCCAAAGGTAAAAACTGAAACTCTGTCCGAAGGAGTAGATGTTGCTCCAGAATCAATTTCTGGATCGATGGATGCTTACCTGAAAACACTTTCAGCATTCGCCAAAAACTGAATTTAATATTAATCAAACACAAACATTCACAAAGGTAAAAGCAAATGTTCCATTCCGAGCATCTGCAGGAAAAGTGGGCACCTCTCCTCAACTATGAAGGTCTTGATTCAATCAAAGACTCCCATAAGAGAGCAGTAACCGCAGTCCTGCTAGAAAACCAAGAAAAATTCCTTAAGGAATCCGCAGCATTCGATTCAGGTATGAACCTGATGGAATCACCAACCAACTCAGCTGGTACTGGTGGTTTCTCTGGTTCTGCTGCCGCAGGTGGACCTACTGCAGGTTTCGATCCAGTTCTGATCTCACTGATCAGACGTTCAATGCCTAACCTGGTTGCATATGACCTGGCAGGCGTTCAGCCAATGAACGGTCCTACTGGACTCATCTTCGCAATGCGTTCCCGTTACAATAGCCAGACCGGAACTGAAGCATTCTTCGATGAAGCAGATACCGCATTCTCAGGTCAGGATGACGGTTTCAATCTGACTGGTGGTTTCTCAGACGTTACTGCTGGTCTTGGTACTACTTCACAGTCTGGTACTAACCCCTCAATTCTGAACCCAGTCGGTTCTGCTACCTCAACCGCATATAATGTCGGTCAGGGTATGAACACCGGTGATGCAGAGAACCTTGGATCTGGTGCAGGCGATCAGTTCAACCAGATGGCATTCTCTATCGAGAAAGTCACTGTTACTGCGAAGTCAAGAGCACTGAAAGCCGAGTATTCACTTGAGCTTGCACAAGACCTGAAGGCAATTCACGGTCTGAATGCAGAAGCAGAACTTGCTAACATTCTTTCTAGTGAGATTCTTGCTGAGATCAACCGTGAGGTTATCAGAACAATCTACAAGATTGCTGAGCAAGGTGCTGCTGAGAACGTTGCAACTCAAGGTGTATTTGACCTTGACGTTGACTCTAACGGTCGTTGGTCGGTTGAGAAGTTCAAGGGTCTTCTGTTCCAAATCGAAAGAGATGCAAACAGAATTGCTCAAAGAACTCGTAGAGGAAAGGGCAACATCATCATGTGCTCTGCAGACGTTGCTTCTGCATTGACCATGGCTGGTGTTCTGGATTACACCCCTGCACTTAACGCTAATCTCAACGTTGATGACACTGGTAACACCTTCGCAGGTGTTCTGCAAGGTAAGTATCGTGTTTATATCGATCCTTATTCTGCAAACTTGGCTGCTGATAACAGTGGTCTGGCACAAGGAACCAACCAATACTATGTTGTTGGTTATAAGGGTTCTTCACCTTATGACGCAGGTCTGTTCTATTGCCCATATGTACCTCTGCAGATGGTACGTGCAGTTGGAGAGGATACTTTCCAACCTAAGATTGGCTTTAAGACCCGTTACGGCATCGTTGCTAACCCATTTGCGGAAGGCAATGCCGATAATCAAGGTCTTGGTCGTCTGCGTGTCAACAGCAACCGTTACTACAGAAGAGTTGCTGTTAAGAACATCATGTGAGTCTTATCACAAGAGTTCTCTGGGACCCGAAAGGGTCCCTTTTTTTATCTAAATAATTCAAAAAATGGCAGTATCTAACGCGTATAAAAATCAAATACAGAATAGAAATTTTCTATCACCTGTAGGATTTAAGTTTACTTTAAACAGAGCACCTAAAGTTGCATTTTTTGGAAACTCTACAAATATTCCAGGAATGACGTTAGGTATTGCTGTGCAACCAACTTATCTAAAAGATATTGACATTCCTGGAGATAAGATTACATTTAATGATTTAACTCTTAGGTTTCTTGTTGATGAAAATCTTGAAAACTATGTGGAAATTCAAAATTGGATTCGTGGTATTGGGTATCCAGAATCTTTAAGTGAAATATATAATTGGCAAAAAAACAATTCTGTGATGGATGTTCAGGATAAAAGTCAAATGAATCTTTATTCTGATGCAACTTTAACTGTTCTTACAAGTTCCAACAACTCAAACTTTAAAGTTAAGTTCTTTGATGTTTTTCCATACTCAATAACTGATCTTCAATTTGATGCAACAGACAGTGACATTGATTATTTGACTGCAGAGGTTACTTTCAAGTATACTATTTACGATATAATAGATAATGCTGGCAACCCATTATGACTTTTGATTTGGATATGATCCAAAAAATGTGGGAGGAGGATTGTAAGATTGATTCGAATAACTTACATACAGAATCCCTGAATATTGCAAGTTTACATGCAAAATACTTTGATATGTACAACAATATTATTCTTCTAAAAAAGAAGGCTGAGCAGCAAAGAAAAAACATCAGACATGATCGATATGAATACTATGCAGGAAAAGCAGATCCTGATGTTTACATAGAGAATCCATTCCCTAAGAAAATACGTGATAAAGAAACTCTTCAGAAATACTTAGATGCTGATGAGAAACTTTCTCAAGTTTGTCTTAAAGTAGAATATTACGATGTAATGTTAAACTACATTGAAAGTATTCTGAAGATGATTCAAAATAGAACTTTTCAGATTAAGAATGCAATTGAGTTTGTTAGATTTACTGCTGGACTGGGGTAAATAAATAATCCAAGATGAATGGATTCTTGTGATTGACACTACAGCAAATCTCGTTATATCGAAATCCAACGAAGTATTTTTAAAGATACAAACAGAACCTTACATTGAGTACGAACTTAGAGATCACTTTAAGTTTGAAGTACCCAATATGAAATTTATGCCCCAGTACAGAAATAGAAACTGGAATGGGGAGATTCACCTCTACGATATGAGATCCAAACAGATTTATGTTGGACTCTTAGATAAGTTAGTATCCTTCTGTAAGCAATATGGATATACTTATAAGTTTGACGATAATAAATTCTACGGACTTCCATTTGAGGTTAATGAGGAAATCTCATATGAAGGTGTCAAAGATTATATGAAATCTATTTGTACTCATTCTCCACGGGAGTATCAAGTAGAGGGAGTATATGATGCTCTAAGGCATAACAGAAAACTATTGATAAGCCCCACTGCATCTGGTAAATCACTGATGATTTATTCCCTTGTAAGATATTATGTGGATAAAGGGCAAAAAATTCTTTTAATTGTTCCGACGACATCTCTTGTAGAACAGATGTACAAGGATTTCCAAGATTACGGTTGGGATGCTGAGTCATATTGTCACAAGATTTATTCTGGTAGGGAGAAGACAAACGAACATGCAGTTACGATTACAACCTGGCAATCCGTTTACAAGTTAGATCGTTCATTCTTTGAAGATTATGGAGTGATTATAGGTGATGAGGCACATTTGTTCAAGAGCAAATCCCTAGTACAAATCATGACGAAACTTCATCATGCGAAGTATCGTTTTGGTTTTACGGGAACACTTGACGGAACACAAACTCACAAGTGGGTTTTAGAAGGACTCTTTGGAC